AGCGCGAATCGAAGACGGCTGACAAGCGCAACAAATCCGACGACTGGATCACCAAGGTCAGCTTCATGTCGCAGGTGAAAGCGTACGCCAGAGACCGGAATAAATCTGACGGATGGTGCGCCTACAAGTATCGGGCTCGCTACGGGGTGTGGCCAAACGACCCGCAGGTAAAGTACGCTGCTCCAGCTCGTGAGTGCGGGTTAGAGGTCATGTCGTGGATACAGGCGATGAACCTGCGCTATGCCAAATCGCAGGAACTGATCCGCAAGCGCAGATTTGGTGCGGCATGATTTGGGAAGAGATCGCAGACCTATTGATGGGCGACCTAACTGGTGCTAACCTATTGAAGGAGTTGCGGGTTCGCTTTCCCCATGCCAAGCGCGACGATGTTTACCGAGCCATCGCCTATGCATGGACCTACCAGCAAGCTGGCTGGCTCGGAGACAGGCTCTCCCTTGAGATCGCCGAGAAACAAACTAAGCCGCAATCACCCCCTTGAGCAACAGGGGCGAGGGGGGTAGCTAAGCGAGCGTGAGCATCGTTCCCCCATTAGTCTCCGAAGACGCGAAAGCCGAGATGCAGCGGCTGGCCGCTGAGCGCTACGCGCCGGCCCCCGCACACAAGCAGCCGGTCGAGTTCAGCCACGCTATCGCCAACGCCATCTGCGAGCGACTGATCGAGGGGGAGAGCCTTCGGTCTATCTGCCGCGATGACACGATGCCAAGCAAGGCGGCCGTGCTGAAGTGGGCGGCTAACCACGACGAAAGGCCAGAACTAGTTGGTTTCGTTGACCAATACGCGCGCGCGATGATGCTTTCAGGTGATGCGGACCATGATGACATAGCCGACATGGGACGTCAGATTGCTCGTGGCGAGCTTGATCCAGCGGCTGGGCGTGTAGCGATAGACGCCTTCAAGTGGACCTCTGGCCGCAAGAACCCGAAGAAGTATGGGGATCGAGTTGGCGTAGACCACAACGTGACCGGCGACTTGCACGCCTGGCTCGTCGCGGCGCAGGCGAAGGGCGAACCGGAAAAGAGTTAGACTAACCTGCACTTCGCTGTTAGACTCGTTGTCGATGAAAGCCCCGGCCTGCAAATTCTGCGGCGAGCCTCGATGGAGCGGCGACGTCCATGTCTGCAAATCTTTGCCCCCACTCCGGGCAACCGATGCCGAACCAAAACCTCGCCTCGCCGTGGCCATACAGCATCCCGCAAACCCAGTGGGGAGCGAACGAGATTTATGCGGCGCGTCTGAACCAGCTCTGGCTGACGCCGGCGACACAGGCATTGCCGGCGGCGAACGGCCAGCAGGCTCCAAGTTCGACCGCAACGCCTACCAGCGAGAATACATGAGGAAGCGCCGCGAGGCGGCAAAGAAGGACAAGACCGGTATTATGGCGCAGACGGTGGAAGCCGTTTCGCCCTGCCGGGGCCATCTCATGAGAGGGGATAGGTCCGGTTAGGGAGGCGCGCGGTGCGCGTCATTGCGGCGATAGCCGCGCTATGTGGTTGGCTTTCGATAGCAGTCCCCGTCTGTCCCATTGAAAGGCCCATAGGAGTTCCAGACGTACGAAACCTTCTCTGCCTTTTTTCCGAGAGTCTTGAGTACCGAGCAAAACTCCGATCTGTGTCTGATTTTTCCGTCGAAGACGTCACAGTACTCAATCCATCCCCAAACATGTATGTGTTTATACCCGGATTGGACGTTCTCGATATCTACTACGTGAATTTTCTCGTTTGTGTGGAAATTACGGTGTTGTCCGGGACCCAGAGAGACTATTACGGGTTTGTCCCTTGTGACGTCTGGATATTCAAACCCCTCTGGCATGTCCGAGTCTTCCATTCTCACGTTTGTTTGGGTCAAGGCCCGCACGGTAGGCGTGGCGCCATTGTTTTTCCAACTCACCTGAACAACGGCCGCGTGAGTGTCTGTCCATTCAAAATCTATCCCTTCGAGAGCAATATAGGCGCGCAATTCCGCCCTGGTATTCTCTCTAATGAGGGTTGTGGCGGTGACGCTGTTTCGTGCCGCTATCTCGGACGCCCAAGCGGCATCTTTGGTTGCTTTAGCGGTCTTTCCCATCTCGACAGTGGCGTCGCTGGCGGCCTCGGCGGATTTCTTCGCGTAAACGAGCGTGGCGCCGACCAAGATAACGCCAACGAGCGTTACGGTCGTCTCAGCCCAAGCGGCGATGAGCATGCCCCCCGCCCAATTGGCGGCGTCTCGGGCCGATGCGGCGGCGTCTGTCGCGGCCTTAGCGGCCTCGTGTGCGTCTTGCTGGCCCTTGGTGGACTGGTCGTAGGTGTTCTTGGATTCAAGCGCGCTGGCAACGCGCTCTACGTCGCGTTCGATGGGGACCGGAGCGCTTGGTTGCGTTGTGGTCTTTGGAGCTTGATTGGCTACGGAGCCTGCGTCGCCAGCTCCATGGCCTGGGTGTGGTGGCTGAGCAGCGGTCGCCTGCCCTAAGAGGGCAACCGTTATTCCAAATGCAGCGTATGCGCCCCAACGGCGCGCGCGACCGCCATTAGCCACCATGCCGGAAACGCCCCTCGGTTGATCTTCACTGTAACCGAGCCCTCGGTTTGGCGATTATGCCTTTTGCAAACGCATGGCGCTGAAGCTATGCTGAGGGCATGGGGGCTATCGAATACGCCTGCTTGGCTCTCGCCAGCCTAATTATGGCTGGAAACCAAGCCATCAAGGATGCGCCGAAGCTGCGAGCGCTGGTGCCGCGCGGTTTTGGCTGGGTCAACTACCTGCCCCTTGTGCTGGTTCTGCTCGCGGGTGGCTTATGGGTGGTGCGCAAGTGGTCGCCGCCGCCGACGCCTCCGGCGCAAGTCGCGGCCAGCGCCCCTCCGATCAATGGAGCCGACTACGCGCCGCCGTCGGTCTCCGACAAGTTCACGGCCCTCTACAGCGGCACTCCCCCCACGGACCTTCAGGTGGATTTGCTTCTGCGTCCTTACATCGGCAAGCGGATCAGGTTCTCGGCAACGATGGCGACCGTGAGCATGGGCGGGAACGGAATCCTGACTGTGCAACTCAGTATTGGTGAGATTGCGTGGTTCTTCGTGGATTTTCCCGCGAAGTGGCAGGCGCAATTATCGGTTATCTCCCCCGGCACGAAGGTAAACGTTGATGCCATGATTGCTGACGGAAAACCGGCGCATTTGACCGACGGGGCGCTGTTCTAAGGCCTCCGCCGAGCCCTTGAAGTATTTTTCTTACCCCAAGTCTCGATCCGATATTCTGTGTAGGTATTCCGCCATTTTCTCCGACGTATGAGCGATCTCGCGCAGAAGGTGACCCTCTCCCATCCGGGTGTGATAGCGCAGCATTTCCGTGCGGAGTTGGGCTAGTTGATTCGCGACCTCGCCGAGTGCGCGCAGGACAAGCCCTGCCGCAATGGCAATTGTCGCGCAGATCAGAATGACGCCTAGATCGGGGGTCACGTCTTCTTTTCGGCCGGCTGACGTGGCGCCTTGGCGATCTTCACCAGCTTCGCCTTGAAGGCGGCTTCGTCGGTGTCGCAATCAAGCTCGCGCGCCAGGTCGCGGAACTTGTCTATCTGCGTGGCGCCAGTGGCGGCGCTAGGCTGCGTGTGCTTCGGCAACTCTTAGCCGTCCAATCTCAACCTTGCCGACGTCAGAGGCAGGCGCGCGGCGCGGCGTCTTAAGTTCCAGGCCAGATTTGAAGAGTTTGCGAAAGCGCGGCGGCGCGGCGGGAATCCCGTCAAGCCCCTGGCGCCCCAACTCGGCGTTGATGCACAGGTTCTCGGCAATCGCCTTCTCGAATGCCTCCGGTAGCTTCGGAAGAGCGGGGGCGTGGGCGGCTATGTCGTATTCGACGCATTGGGCGACCCACAGGTCGCCCTCTTGAAAAGCCACCACGCTGACTTTGATGCGAGGCATAGTCTGCGCAGCTTTCATGTGGGGTTCTATCTAGCGTCGAAACACGTGGCGTCAATGCGTGGAGAACGCCCATGCGCCGCCTAACTGGGAGTTAATGCCCTATTGGACCGCGCCGTTGTCCACGGAGCCCACACCAAGACGACGTTCCCAGTTTTCAACTTCGCTGGGCGGAACGCGCTCATCGTCCTCCAAATCCCCAATGGGTACGAACCCCCCGGTTTTCGGGTTGTGGAGGAAGCGGACCGGGTCGCTGGGTTGACCTGTGGATTGGTCAAGATAGACGACTACGCGCGTGTAACGCACCTCGCAGCCAAGCCGCGTGAAGGCGGCGATCAGATCACCGACTTTGCGGAACTGGCCAATCGTCTGAGCCATCCTTGTGCGCCAATCCATAGGGTGCCTTGCACCCGGTTCACTGTTTCGCCATGCTCACTCGGTACTAAATGGAGGTGGACCTGGAGGGACTTGCACCCTCGGAGCTGTAGGTGGGTAGCCGTCACTCCGCTCTTGCCAGGCCCAACACCGGAACGCCCCGCCCGCAACGGCGGGGCGTTTTCCGTCAAAAGGGAATCTCGTCATCCAGATCGGCCGAGAAGGTCTCCTTGGCTGTCGGTTTTGGTGCTGACGAATATCCGCCGAAGTCACCGTCCTCGACCACCCGTTTTTCCTGAGGGTGGATTGAATAGACGCCTTTTCGGCCAGGAACGATGTGAATGACACCCTTCTGGGCCATGCGATAAGCTTTATTCGTAATGAACCTGCGCTGGTGTATTTCGCCATGACGGCGGAAAAGCTCAATCAAGACCATATCAAGCTCGATTTCATCACCAGCCGCCTTGACGATGGCGTGTATTTGCTCTTCGAGCGGGTCAGTCTTCGCGCCGCTGAGCTGGGCGAGTAGCTCGGCTGGCAGATCCGAAAGGTCGCCATAAGAAGCCGGTACCGGCTTCGACCAAACCCGAAGGCGCTCCAACTCAGCCGCCGCGGCCTCTAGCCCCTCGGCAACGCCAGTCCAGCGCGCAATGTTGCCGGCCCTTGAAATCGTCGGCGGCGTTTTGAGCGCGTCCTCGATCCACCGGCGATATAGGCGTGCGGCAACGTTGACCGACTCCAGGGAATCTGCCATAAATCAAGTCCTTAGCGACAGCGCGACCGCGACCCGTGAAAGTTTTGGTCGTCGCTGAAACAGCCCGGCCGAATTCGGCCGGGCTGTTTGCATGTTCATCATACTCTAAGCGGCCTGGAGGTGACACTTAGCGTTTCCCCACTTGGGCGGAAGGTGAATAACCTTCATCCCGGTGTTAAACACGGCTACAACTTGTGCCGGTCGCTTATGAAAATCGCTGTCTGCTGTGATGATGGCCTCGCCGCCGTCGTTGGCGAACGCCGTTATCCAATGCTCGTCTTTGTGGCCTCCTTGGTTGGCCTCGTATACGTGTGAAAACTCGAATCCCTTACTGATGGCCATGGAAACCACGGCCCGAACGATCTCGGGAGAGACATGTTCGTCGGCTCGAATTTTCAAGCGGCCATCAGCAACTCAAACTCGACCGCCTCGGTGACTTCTTCCGTTTTCACGTGAAACCACGAAGCTACGCGGCCGCTATCGCCATCTTCGGCCTTCCACTGCTTGAACAAAGCGACAGTGGGGACGCCGCGCGAACCGATGGACGGGCGCCCGAAGGCAATCCTCGGGTCAAGAATAACGTTTGGGCAATCAGGGCGCGGGCGCCAGAGGCGAGCCAGCTCTGTTGCCGGCGAGAACTCAACACCTTTGACGATGATGTTCTCGATTGCGACCCACATCTCAAGCTGGTTGGTCGCCATATCCCATGTGTATTTGTCGCCGTCTTCTTCGGCTACCTGGCCAAATATTCTGCGGCGGTCAGTGAGGTATTTCGCATTTGAGAGCGCCAAGGGATGTTGCACCCCCCATTCATGTCGCGCGCGTTCAGCGGCCCGCCGAATTGTTTGCAGCGGCACGTTCTGGCGCGTGAAATGATCGACAAAGCGAAGCTCCATCAGATCGAGGAAGCTCACAGCGCCTTCGGGAAAGTCGCGGTTGATGATTGGACCAGCGCCACTGTTGTTCCAGCCGTCAAGCCATCCTTTCAGGCGACGATTGTTCGGAAGCCCAAGCAGCACTGCAGCCTCTTTCAGGCTGTAGAACCCTGCAAACAGCGGGTCACGCGAGGCGGCCGGCGCAGTCATCGCGCGGAACATATCATGTCTGTATGGAGCCCCCTAGGTGTGACGCTTCGTGATCCAGCGCGAGCGGTGCCTCTTACCGGTCGCCTTGGGCCGCGTTCCAGCCGTCAGTTGATCGGTAGGTCAGGCGGCGACCCCGGAAGCCGTCCAGCGCGATGCCGGCGCGCTCTTCGTCGCCGATGCCAAGCGCGACGCGATGCGAGTACCGGAAATCGAATTCGGCCAGATAGCGGTGCAGGTGCTTCTTGGCGCAATGCTGATAGACGCCGCGCATGCCGCGCTTGAAGATCGAAAACGAGCCTTCAATCGTGTTCGTATGCACGGACGGGTCCAGCTTGGAGACGTACTCTTTGATGCTGTGGTTGACCGTGACGTGCGCCGCGAAGGTGGCGCCGACGCGCTTGTAGTAGCCGGCTTGGTCCGTGATCAGACGGGCCTCGCGAGCGAGGTTGGCGGACACCGCTTCGGCAATCGTCCGGGTGTTCACGTTGTCCAGGACCATTGAACGGCTACGGCCGGTCGTGCGGTCGATCAGGCGCAGCACCTTCATCTTGTCCACGCCACCGCTGCGATCCGTGCCGGCGTCGGGTTCGCGGCCGATGTAGGTTTCGTCAACTTCGACATCGCCGCCGCCCGAGCCGAACGGCGCTAGGTCGCCCTCGCGCATGGCTTCCCGGATGCGGTGCGAGAGAAACCACGCGGTCTTGTAGGTGGTTTCCAGGGTCCGCATGAGCTGGTGGCTCGACACGCCCTTCTTGCTCGAAACCATCAGGAAGATGGCTTGCAGCCACTTCGTCATGGGGAGTTTCGACTCTTCGAAGATCGTGCCGACGCGGACGGTGAATTGCTTACGGCAGTCGCCGCAGAACTTCACACCGAGGCGGATCGCGCCTTCGGGGCTCTTCTTGCTGACGTGTCCACGGACGGGCGCGAGCGCCGAGACACGACCCATGCAACCACAGTGCGGGCAGACCGGACCTTGGGGCCAAAGAGCCGCTTCGACGTACTCGAAAGCGGCGGTTTCGTCGTGGAAATGGGGCTGGCTGAGAATGGACATCGCTTTGAATCCGTTGATGGATTCTTATAGCGCAGTCTAATGCGTTTGCAAAGTATATAATCGCCAGTCCTGGTATCGCCGCCTCAACGACTGGCTAAGGAGCGCAAAATGACCAACACCCTTCGCCACTGGCTGTGGCTGCTGACTGCGCCCGCGAGCGTGAAGCGGAGGCTGGCTCAGTCCGGCTCGTAGAGCGCCCTGATCGTCTCCAACCCCTCCAGCGTAACCCGACCGCCCTGCATGACGTGCATGAGCAGAGCCGTCCGAACTGGAACAGGCGTCTGGTCGTTTTCCCAGCGCAGCACCATCAGCGGCTGAACGCCAATCAGTGCCGCTAGTCGGTGCTGAGTCGCGCCGATGGCGTTGCGTGCGGCCTTGAGCTGTTCGCCGGTCATGTGGTCAAGCGTATCATTCTGAAAGCTTGCGCGCTACCTCGCATAGCCTATTCTCATCCTGCCCGCGAAGCGGCTCAACCAGCACAGAGAGCCCTTCGCCATGGTCCAAACGGCAACTATCCAAAGCACCCGATTTTCCTTCGTGGGAGGATCGACGGCTGACCTTTTGACGGCCGTCAGCCCGGCTACGCAGGCCACGGCGCTTGCGCTTGCCGCTCAGGTCAACCGAATCACGACGGCTGTTGCTGGAGCTGCGGTGGCTCTTCCGCGAGCCGTGGGGGTCTCGGGGGCCTGGAATCTCAAGGGCTGTCCCGTCACGGTTATCAACGCCACGAATAACGATGTCCTCGTTTTCCCGGCGAACGGCTCCGGCGACACGATCAACGGCGGCGCGAGCACTGCAGCCGTCACCCTTCCGGCCCAGACAGTAGCGACCTTCGACAACGCCACAGGCTACGACACCAGCATCACCGGCAACTGGTACATGAACCTGTCGGGAAGCGGCGGGAATGGGCCGATTGACGGCAACCTGCAGGTCGTCAATGCAGCCGGGACCAATCAGCAGTCGGTCGCGACTCCCGTCACGCCTGGCAATGTGATCGTGGCCGTGGTCTCGCTGACCACGCGGGGGATTCGGCTTTCGTCGGGCGGGACCAACAAGAGCTACGTGGTGTTCAATGATTCGGCCACGGCTCTGAGCGTCTATCCCGTCACGAACGGCACGATTGCCGGCGCTGCCACGAACGTGAAGGTGAGCATCAAGGCGCGCTCGGGCGAAATATTCCTCTACCGTAACGGCCTTCACGTCGTCGTCATGGGCGCCGGCGGCGTGTAACGCATGGACGGCTCGCAAGTCGCCGAAGGCGTCGCCACCACGGTCACGTTCCAGATCACCACGCCTCCCGAGGCGGAAGCCCGCGCCAACATGGCCGCCAACGAGCTACGCGGGCTGCCTGAGGCCGTTCCGCTCAGATCGGTGATAATTGTAGGCTCGGGGCCGAGCGCCCGCGACGAGGCTCTGTGGGAGCGTCTAGGGGCTGTTTGTTTTACCAAAGAGATCGTTGTCGCCCTCAACGGCGCGCTAAGCCTGTTCCTAGAACGCGGCCTTAGGCCGGACTACTGGTGCGTCTGCGACCAACAGTCGCTTGTCGCCGACTTCCTGCCCGACGATCCACCGAGCGCCATGACCTACCTGCTGGCGAGCAAGGTGCACCCGAGCGTGTTCGACAAGCTGAAGGGGCGCGACGTTCGCATCTGGCGGCTGGATGATTTCGAGCCCGCTCCGGCCGGCAAAGTCGCCATTCCGTGTGCCGTCAGCATCACGCTCGTCACCCAGGCGCTGTTCCGCGCCCTTGGCTACCATCGGTTCGAGATGTACGGATGGGATTGCTGCTACTCGGCGGACGGCGAGCACCACGCCTCGGCTCAACCCGCACCGCTTGCCGAGCACAATCAGCCGGTTGAGTTGCGGCGCGAGGATGGCGAGGTGGTTGCGAAGTTCGAGACGACTGGCAGCTGGATGGCGGAGGCGAGGGACGCCGCTATTTCGGCCGGGAACTTCAAGGCGCTGGGGTTGGAGATGGTGGTGCACGGTCCCGGTATGATAGGCGCCATCCTGCGGGGGCGCGGATTGATTTGACCGACAGGGAGCGCATCGAAGCCCTGGAGTGGCGCGTGGCGGCCTTGGAGGAGGCGCTGGGTCTGACCTACGCCTCGCCCCCAGAATGGCGGCTGACGGCCTACGAGGCGCGCATTCTGGGGATGCTGGCGAAGACACAGGGATGCACGACCCGGCAACGTATCTACGCGGCGCTTTATGGCGACCGAGACAACCCGCCCTACGACAAGATAATCGATGTCTACATCTTCCGGATGCGCAAGCGCCTTAGGCCGCACGGCATCGCGATCCACAACACGTGGAGTGAGGGCTGGTGGCTTGACGCCGACGCTAGGGCGAAGATCGCGGCTTGAGCACCATCACGCCCGAAATCCTCGACCAGGCCCGCC